GTCAAGCCGCTAAGACAATTAATAAGAATCAATTTGGTAATTGGAAGAAAGGCAAAGACGGTAAAATGACTCAGGAAGGTGTTGAGCAAACCAATGAAGGTGCATACAAGGGTAAAGATGCATTTGGCCGCGGCGTGATTGGTAGACTGCGTGGTGGTAAAGCTGGTGCTTATTTGTCAAAGAAAGCCAAAGAGCGTTCTGATATGAATAAGAAGAACGATCCAGGTTCAGCGAAGAAAGGATATGCTTTGAGTGTAACAGACAAAGATAAGGCGATGGCGAAAGCGCGAAAGAAAGGTTTGAGTCCAAAGCATCCTTCTACTAACTATAATAGGAAGTTGCCTGAAGAAGCACAAAAGAAAGATCATCAGACTATCAGCTACGTTACACACGGTGGTCAGAAAGGTAAAGTACAAGTACATAAAGACAATGCTTTCAAAGCACTGAATCATTATCGTAAAAACAATAAGAGTGCACAGTTTGAAGCAATGTCGCCCGAATCTCAGAAAGCCCATCGTAACATGTTTAAGGCAGCACAAAAGAAAAAAGATGATAGTGCAGCACAAGCCGAACGTGAAAAGCGATTAAAGGCAAAAGGTTGGGTCAAGAACGATCGTGGCGGTATGTCGAAGGTAAGCGAAGAGGCTGATAAGTCACTCGCTGCAAAGGCTGCAAAGTCAGGCATTTCGGTCGGTACCCTGAAGAAGGTATATAATAGAGGAGTTGCTGCGTGGAAGACAGGTCATCGACCAGGAACTACGCCATCTCAATGGGGTCATGCACGTGTTAATGCGTTCATTACCAAGAAAAAGAAAGGTGGTCTAAATCATGATAAGGATCTTGCATGAGCGAATCTCGATTAGAGACTGTATACGCCAATAACGCTATCGTTAGAGAAGCTCATAGAGTCAATACTACCGAAGCGAATACGGCTATTCAAACTTTGGAAGATAATTTTCCAGAGTACAGTTCTTATGTTTCTAATCATGCTAATAACACTATTGTCAATGCAATTGGATTAGTAGATAGTTATAGAGAACCATACGGAGATGGTCAACATATTTCTTTATATTGTTTTAACACCATACCCAATGAAGTATTAACTGAGTTTAACGTTGGTACAGACATTCGTGGATCTTTACGACCCTGGTATGGATTTAAATTTATTGTATCGACAGGTGATGTATTTTTAAAATTACCGTTTGATGATGTAACAAACATATACTCAAAACCAGATTTCGGGCTTGATTATAAAAATGAACCCATAATACCCATTCATTATGCGAATATATATGATACTAACGGTATGACAAACCAAAGAGACGCGTACTTTGCTTGGGGCATGGGATCGAGTAATCCAAATACCGATGAAGAAGTAAGAGAGTGTGTACAGTTACGTAATATTTGTAATGAGCATGATTTACCATATCCATGTCCTCAACAATGTAATGAAGATATGTCACTCTTTGCTGTCGTGTATGATACTGAGACTTTAATACCAAGCTTAGTGAAGTCGTACGTATTGTATGGGCCCGATGGATCACGAGCAAGTTATGAATAATTATTCAGAACTCAAACGAATAGAGTTGATGTTATCAATATATCAATCAACAAAAGAGTTTTGGAAAAGAAACGAGAAAGAAAAGCAATATCATGAAATGAGGAAAAAACAAAATGGCTGATTTGAAAGATACTAGCGAGATCAAAGGGTTGATGAGCGCAGTAAAAGACATTATGAGAGGTAATCAAAACCTCTATCAACAAGATTTAGAAAGACAATTTAATTTTCCTGGTGCTACGACACCAGCAGAGGAACCAGTAGATGTTGTTAGCGGAAGCGATACAGAGACAGAAGTTGAAGTCAGCAGCGAAGAGCCTATCGAAACTAGCGCGGAGCTCGACGTCGATACGACGAGTGATGCAGAAGTTACAGATGGGGAAGTTGCCGACGAAGCAGGATCTGAAATCGATCAAGGGTAAAGAGCAAGACGAAGTAGTACTTGCACTCACTAAAGCGATCGGACCAGACGAAGCAATCAAGCTTGTCGAAGGCATGTGTGATATGTCTAAGCACGCTGAGAAACTCGTGTCTTCCAAAGGCAATCCTGATGGCCCTCTTCCTAAATGGGGTGAACCACCTGTTGATGCTCTGAACAAAACTCCTGGTCAAAAGAAAAAGAAAGTAAAAGAAGATTGCTGGGACGGATACAAAAAAGTAGGAATGAAGAAGAAGGGTAAGAAGCGTGTACCTAACTGTGTTCCTACTAACGAAGAGATTAAGACTATCAAGGTTGGCGAAGATGCTGTCGGAGCTAGTGATCCTCATTATGTCATCGTCAAAGATCGTAAAGTAATCGATCAAGGCAAGAAGGAGGATATGATGAAGAAGTGTGGTAAAGACGAGCGAGTTTGGTTGTCTACGAAAAAAGTCGGTGATGTAGTCGAAGCAGCTGAGTATCATGTCACACGTCCAGGTGGATCATTGAAAAAACCTGATAGTGTACATAAGAATAAAACAGAAGCAATGAAAGCAGCGTACAGACTATCAGGTAACAAACATAAAGGCGCTCATGGCGGTCAAGTGTATCGAGTACATAACGGTACTGTTACACACGGATTTGATACTGAAGGTCGTAAGCGGCATCTCGGTCTCGATCACGGCAAAGTAACTGGTAAGAAGCCAATTGGTGAAGCAAAGTACGCAGTTGATATTGAAGGCATGCCTCGTTTCTATATGGACTCTGATTCACCAGGCCGAGTGAAGGTTGCATTGCGTCAGATGTTGAAGAAAGCAAATGCTATCAAGAGTGTTCAACGTACTTACGATCCAAATATTAAAGCTGATCTTCGGGCCAGATTAAAAGATGCTAGTACAGATATGGTAACGAATCATGTCACTGAGAAATTAAAGCCGTCTGATTCAATGGGTACTTACATCAAAGATTTCCAAGATTCAGATGCACCACAGTTTAAAGGAAAATCGAAAGAGAAGCGACGCAAGATGGCAATCGCTGCGAAGCTTTCTGCGATGGAAGGTTATGTTTCTCATGCACAACGTAAAGCTGTTTGGGCTGCACGTAATGATGAGAAGAAAGGTTCAACCAAAAAAGGAAAGAAATCATGAAGAAGTTCAAGGATTTTGTAATGGAGAAGAAAGAGTTGTCTCCTGCACAGAAAAAACATCTTGATGTTGATGATGATAACGACATCGACGCAGAAGATTTTAAAAAGCTGCGAGCGAAGAAAGAGAAAGCTGTCAAGGATGACGACTAATAAATAACTGTTTAACACTAAGACGGAGAATAAGAAATGTCTTTATTCGGAAAAAGAGACCAGTACTCAGACGCGCCTAAGTTTACTGCGAAAGCAGAAACTGGTGAGTCAGGTCAAGATCTGTTCGGTACTGAAGTATTCGGTGTAGATGCTGCTGAATCAGCCGCTGCTCGAGGCGACGGTAAAGGTAGTGTCCCTCCCGGTTGGGTAAAGGTCACGACTGGAACCGGTGGTCGTTCAGGTCGAGTCACTCACGAGACTTTGGCTTGTACTGGTATTACTGGCGACGCAACTGACTTTGCGAATACTTCAACTGAAGACGTAGCTAACACTACTGGTTCTGCTGACGATTCTACTTTCGCTGATTCTTAATCATTAGTAGTTTGTTATGACACCATTGAATGAGTCTAACTTTTTGTTATACGCTGCGGCAAACTACACCAATACGGTGTACGATACTGAAGAGTTTTATGATGATTTGAAGAGGTTCAAGTATCTAAAGCGTCTCTTCTCAAGATATATCGAGAAGGGTGAATTGAAGGAAAGATTGATCCTCAACCATATTATTACATTATATAATGTCTTCAATCATGATGCAGCGACTCGTATGTTATTCTATAAGACTGAGGAAGATCATTGGGGATTACTAAAAACGTTTTTATTGTTTTTACAGAATATGCCTAATGTAGTATACGATATAGAATTTGAAGGGTGTCACATCAAATCTGAAATGATTTCAGTAGATTTAAAGATCGCAGAAGTACTAAGGAACATATAGTGGCTAAAGCAACAATCGGCGGAAAAGCAATCATCGAGCCTAATAATAAAGGGACCAGTATTGGTCGCAAGAATATTAAGATGGCATCGATGAATAAGTCTAGTAAGCGTAGCTTTAAGAAGTATCGAGGTCAGGGATAATGGCGAAAGGTGCAATAGATCTAGCGGCGATTTACATGTTTTTAAAGCGGTTAGTAACACCTTTCGATCAATGGGATGCCTACAAAACTGGTCTTATCGACAAAGACGGTAAGGTTATAGTTTCGAAAGCTGATCGTACACCTGAGCAGGACAAATCGTTCGGTTACTTTGATAGACTTGTCGCCAATCTGAAAAAACTACTAGGTAAAGTACCTGGTGGTAAATCACGCATCGCTTCATTTGCAGCGGCGCTCTTGCTTTTGCGTGAGAAAAATATCGATCCTGATGATATTGAGTATTTAGAAGAATGTTTGCAACACTATATGCAAGAAGCAGAAATGCTAGTTGAGGAAGGAGAAGGAGGTCCGACAAACTCTACCAGTATGGGTCCGGGTTTAGGTGATGATCCTCAAGCATTTCCAAAAAAGAAAAAAAGAAAAACACAATTCATCACGCGCAACTATATTGAAATCAATGGTAAGCGCAAACGTATTTTTAAGGGCTGACCATGGCTGAGACACAAGCAAAACGTTTAGATCGTATTGAAGAGAAGATCGACAAGATGACTGACGCAATGATCTCTCTCGCTCGTGCTGAAGAAAAGTTGATTGCTATAGAGCAGAATAATCATGCTAACTTCGAGCGCCTCAATCGTTTCTCTGCTAAGCTAGATGATATCGAGAAGAAGGTTGATGACAATGCCCGTACGGTGCAAGTTATCAATCGCCTATTCTGGATCGTAGCAGTAGCGATGTCTTCTGTAGTAGTAACACAACACTTCCCCTTTATGTAAGCATGTACATTATCTGACATAGCGGTATAATAGCTCTATCGCTATTCAGGTATTTTATTATGTGGTTAGAACAAAAATATATTGGTCTCATCTCCAACCGATTGGACCGATTTAAAAGAGTAAAGGCTCAACACTATAACTTCAGGTGCCCAGTTTGTGGAGACTCCCGAAAAAATAAGTACAAAGCACGTGGTTGGATATTTCCGAAGGACGATGGCGGATATTTGTACCATTGTCATAATTGTAGTATCACTTTGGGTATCGATAAGTTACTTGAGTTCGTCGATCCAATAATATATCAGGAATTCATCCGCGAGAAAATATCGGATAATCTGGCCCCGGCGGTTGAACGAAAGCAGTCAGAGGCAGAGCTACTGTCTATCAAAATGAAACCTCCCAAGTTCGTTAAGTCTAGCGAGCTAAAAAATCTCAAAAAAATCTCACAATTGTCTCACGACCATCCCGCCAAGGCATATATAAACAAGAGACAAATTCCTACACCATATCATGCTAAGCTGTTCTATGCTCCTCGGTTCAAGCAATTCGTTAATAGCGTGTTACCAGGAAAGTTCGACAAATTAGATAACGATGAACCACGTCTCATTATACCGTTTCTCGATGAGGACAAAAACCTCTTCGGATTTCAAGGACGATCCTTTCGTAAAGATGGCATACGGTATATAACAATAATGATCGACACAAAGAAGTCCAAAGTCTTCGGCTTAGATACTTGTGATCGCTCTAAAACTCACTACATTCTCGAAGGTCCTATCGACTCGATGTTTGTAGATAACTCTATTGCAATGGCAGGTGGTTCTATTGATTGGGATCTAGTGAATGAAAATAGTGTTTTTGTTTACGATAACGAGCCACGATCTGCAGAAACATGTGCTAAGATTGAAAAGACAATAGATAAAGGATATAAGGTGGTCATATTCCCGGAGACGATCAAATCTAAAGACGTCAATGATATGATTTTATCGTCCGAGACTATGTACATCAATGAAGTTTTAAGAGATAATATATCTTCTGGACTTGAAGCAAAGATACACTACACTGCATGGAAAAGGATATGAACCACAACTTGATTTCGACATTCGAAAACGAAGATCGAATGGCTGAAGTATTCAAAGATAATTATCATTACGGTGTGCATATGTACGAACGAGAAACAAGGGCCTGGGGTTATGGTCGTTGGGTTCTAAAACGTACAGAATTGCTAGAAAAACATAGTATTCATTATGCAGAAGATTTAGCAGAAAATTACGTTCAAAAATGGGGTGCATTTAAAGATGGAGATTGATCCTACCGCATTGTTGACAGTTGCGCTCATGTTTATTTCTTATCAAGTCGGTCAATTGATTGGCAAAGCACAAGCATATCACGCAGGGTTTTTAGAAGGTGCCAGTAATGGTATAGATAAGATCCTACAAGTATTAAAGACAGAATACGGTATTATCATGGGCTATGACGATATCGTAATCGAAGCAGACAATAAGGCAGAATAAATGTTTAGATACAATTGCGTAATTCGCAGGGTGGTCGATGGCGACACTGTGGATGTAGACATCGATCTCGGTTTCGGGATTTGGCAACACAAAGAAAGAGTTCGTATTCACGGCATTGACACGCCTGAATCTCGTACTCGAGACAAAGTCGAAAAGCAATTTGGTTTATTGGCGAAAAAGTTTGTAGAAGGACGTTTGCCAGTAGGATCTAAGCAAATACTCGTTACCGAAAAAGCTGGTGACGATGCAAAGGGTAAATTTGGTCGAATTTTGGGGAAGTTCGAAGTATATGATGGCGAGACTGACAGCACCATGTTTTTAGGAGATATTATGATCCGCGAAGGTCATGCAGTTCCTTATTTTGGTTTAAGTAAGGAAGCGATCAAGGAGGCACATCTTGCCAATCGTCAAAAACTGCATGAACGCGGAGTTATCTAATGATTCAAAACATTCAAGTCACAAAGAGAGATGGTGAAAGGGAAGTATTAGATCTCGAAAAGTTCCATCGTGTAGCTGCGTACGCTTGTGATGGCCTCAATGGTGTATCTGCCTCAGAACTCGAAATCAAAACTCACATTCAGTTCTATAACAACATCAAGACTGTCGATGTACAGGAGATGTTGATCAAAGCAGCAGCTGATCTTATCACCGAAGAAACACCGAACTACCAATACGTAGCAGGCCGTCTGATCAATTATGGGCTGCGCAAAGAAGTCTATGGTAAGTTCGATCCGCCTTCTTTAGTAGAACATATCATCGAGAACATTTCGTTCGGTCGATACGATGGTGTGCTTATGAACAAATACAGTCGAGAAGACATTGAGTTTCTCGATACAAAGATTGACCATGATCGCGACTTTGCATTGACTTATGCCGCAATGGAACAAATGCGTGGTAAGTATCTTGTCAAAGATCGAGTGACTGGTGAAATCTTTGAAACACCACAGATGGCGATGATGTGTATCGCTATGACACTGTTTGCAGATTACGAAAAGAACAGAATGGACTGGGTTGTAAAGCTATACAATGCACTCAGCAATTTTGATATTAGTCTGCCTACACCAATTATGGCGGGAGTACGAACGCCTCAACGACAGTTCTCGTCTTGCGTACTTATCGAGACTGATGACTCACTGGACTCTATCAATGCAACGGCAAGTTCGATCGTTAAATATGTTTCACAGAAAGCCGGTATCGGTGTCGGAGCTGGCCGTATACGTGCTCTCGGTTCCGCTGTCCGCAATGGTGATACTTCTCATACTGGCATCATACCTTTTCTTAAGTACTTTCAAAGTGCTGTTAAGTCTTGTTCTCAAGGCGGTGTCCGTGGTGGGGCGGCAACTATATATTACCCCATCTGGCACCTCGAAGTAGAAGATCTGCTTGTACTGAAGAACAACAAAGGCACTGAAGAAAATCGTGTCCGTAATATGGACTACGGTGTACAGTTCAACCAAGTGATGTACGAACGTTTAGTTAAAGGTGAAGACATCACGTTGTTCTCACCTCATGAATGTAAAGATATGTATGAAGCATTCTTTACTGACACTGACAAGTTCCGTGATTTGTATGAGAAGTATGAGCGTAAGACTTCTATTATGAAGCGATCTGTACCTGCTCGCGATCTCTTCGCTGCGTTTATGCAAGAACGCAAGGACACTGGTCGTATCTATTTGATGAACGTTGATAACGCTAATGATCATGGTGCATTTAAGAAAGAGCTTGCACCTATTCGTCAGTCGAACCTCTGTTGCGAAATCAATCTGCCGACTACACCACTCAATGATTTACATGACGAGAATGGTGAGATCAGTCTGTGTACTCTGGCAGCTATCAATTGGGGTAATGTTAAGAAACCATCTGACTTTGCACTACCTTGTGAATTGGCTGTTCGAGCTCTCGATGCATTGCTCGACTATCAAGACTATCCTGTCAAGGCCGCGTTTGTGGGCTCTATGAATCGTCGACCCCTCGGCGTTGGTATCATCAACTTTGCACATTGGCTAGCAAAGAATGACACTAACTATCAAGATCCAAACCTTGAGTTGGTACACGAGTATGCGGAAGCATGGTCATACTATTTGATTCAAGCATCTGCTGTACTTGCTGCTGAGAAGGGTGCATGTTTGAAGTCTGACGAAACCAAGTATCATGACGCTATATTGCCTATCGACACATACAAGACAACAGTTGACGAGTTGGCAAAGCCAGATTATAAGATGAATTGGGACGAGTTACGCAGTCTGCTTAAAGAAGTTGGTATTCGTAACTCAACACTGATGGCATTGATGCCTGCTGAAACGTCTGCGCAGATTAGTAATAGCACGAATGGTATTGAACCTCCTCGCTCGCTCATCTCTGTGAAGCAATCAAAAGACGGTGTGCTGAAGCAAGTTGTACCTCAGATTGGCCGACTCAAGAATAAGTATGATTTACTTTGGGATCAAAAGTCGCCTGAAGGTTATCTCAAGATTATGGCTGTATTACAGAAGTTTATCGATCAAGGTATCTCGGTGAATACTAGCTACAATCCTCTGCACTATGATGAAGAGAAAATTCCGCTGTCACTCATGATGCAACATATGTTGATGTTCTATAAGTATGGTGGCAAGCAACTCTACTACAACAACACTTATGACGGAGCTGGCGAAATCACAGACGAACGTGATCCACCACTTGAAGAAGAACCTGCAGTATGTGATCTCAGTAATCCCGACGACTGTGACGCCTGTAAGATCTAATGGCATTTTTAGTACATAATCTACCACCAATCCCAGTCATGGTCCGTAAAGAGTATCTCTATGATCTCGAATACGGCCATGGCGAGTTTACACCTGGTGTTTGGACATCAGTCAAATCTGTAACTGGTAAAGCACTTTACTTCGAAACACTGCTTACAGATTATGGCGCATTGTTCGATAAGCTACCTCTTTCTGCATTTGTATGGAAGACAGATCTTGATTACGATCTGCCACTTGATACATTACAGCTGTGGGATTGCTTCGACTATCACATAACTGTTATCCAGAAACCACTTCTGTCAAGTTGTAAGTTTTTCGGCAAAGATAAACAGTTTCATGAAGGTGAATATCTGTTTACAATAGATAATTGTCATGCAGACAAGAACATACTCAACGAGAATTTTAGTGAGTTTGATCCAGAGCACAAGTCATTCAACATCATTCAATTGCAGAATGGTCAGTTTGCCGCTCAACCCAATAATCGAATTATTTGGAGAGACTCAAGTCTAACGATTGACGAACCACTAACACCCGACTTTAAAGTCTGTACACAAAACTATCATGTAGAGACTGAACCAAAGTGGAGTGTAGGTCACACAGACGAGTGGAGCTACAAGACAAAAGAAGAAGAACTTGACATATTGAAAGATGATTATGTGAAGTTCGATCAAAATTACAAAGAAGCATTAGAAGATTATACAAGAGTAAGAGAAGATAATGAGCGATATAGACACAGAAAGAAAGTCGCTAAGCGAAGAAGAGATCAGCAATCTAACAACTGATGAATTACATGAAATTGCAGAAGCACACGATCAAGTATTTGAATCAGTAACACCCAAAAATACCATTGACTGGTATATTAAATGGGCATCAAGCATAATTATATTAGGAGCCATTTCAGTACGGGCATCAGGTGTACCTGAATTGATTTGGATTGACATGTTATTGTCATGGATTGGCGCATGTGGATGGTTTGTTGTATCCTACATGTGGAGAGACCGAGCATTGATTCTATTGAATGGTGTAATCGGTATCGTCCTGTTTTCAGGCCTTATTAACTACTTTTTTGGATAACACAAATGTCAGTTTTTCATACAGAAAAAATAGATTTTACAACACAACCAGCATTTTTTGGTCCGCGTGTAAACATTGCACGATATGACAAGCAACGTTATCGTATCTTCGAGACACTGACCGACAAGCAGCTCGGTTTCTTTTGGCGTCCCGAAGAAGTCGACGTTACACGTGATAGCAAAGACTTTAAGAATCTTACTCAACACGAACAACATATCTTTACGAGCAATCTGAAGCGTCAGATCTTGCTCGACTCAGTACAAGGGCGAGGTCCCGTTGAGACGTTCATGCCTTTGTGTTCGTTACCCGAACTTGAGAACTGGCTCGTGACATGGGCCTTCAGCGAGACCATCCATTCCCGATCTTATACACATATCATTCGTAATGTATATTCAGATCCTTCTAAAGTATTTGACGAGATGTTGGATATTCAGGAAATCGTTGATTGCGCCAAGTCCATTTCTAAGTACTACGATAATCTTGCAGAGAATCCAAGCGAGAAAAATCTGTGGTTGGCTTTGAATGCTGTGAACGCTCTCGAAGGTATTCGTTTCTATGTGTCATTCGCATGTAGTTGGGCATTTGCTGAGCTAAAGAAGATGGAAGGCAATGCAAAGATTATTAAGTTCATCGCACGAGATGAGAACGTGCACATGGCTTCTACTCAACAATTGATTAAGCTGTTACCGAAAGAAGATCCAATCTATGCCCAAATTGCTATAGATACACAAGACGAAGTGAAACAAATTTTTCGTGATGTACTCGATCAAGAAAAAGCATGGGCTGAATATCTATTTAAAGAAGGTTCGATGATTGGTCTGAACGCTGAGCTCTTGGGTGAGTATGTGGAGTGGTTAGGTAATAAGCGTATGTATGCCATTGGCCTCTCTAATGAGCGAGGAGGATCAGATCCGTTGCCATGGACACAGAAGTGGATTAGCGGTGCTGAAGTACAAGTTGCACCACAAGAAACAGAAATCACCTCGTATATTGTAGGTGGTATTAAGAAAGATCTAGACGACGACACATTCAAGGACTTTTCATTTTGATGTTTGATTATGCAGTTAACGCTTTTGCTGAACTATATAAGGAACACTTTCGAGCTCCAGCAAACGTGAATAAAACTCGTTCTATATTACATATTGGTGCTGATGGTCTACAAGATTACAAAGTAATCAGAGAATTGCTAGATTTTGAAAATATTAATGAAAAACCTCAATCAGTAAAAGAATTCTATGAATTTTTAGGATATGAAGATATAGACGTAGTTAATATTAATGATATAGATGAATGGTCTACCAGCGGAAAGTGTTATGACTTTATTTTTAATTGTCATTCGTCAGATAGAATACTCGATCAAATAAAATTTATGGAAGCTGTAGAAAATATATCGAAAGAAAAATCGTATATTCTACATGTAGTACCATACAATTCTGTTTTTGAACACGGCTATTATTCCTATAATCCAATATTTTTCTATCACATTAAAAATCATTTTATGTATGACATTATACAATCTACTATTGGATCGCTTGAAGCAAGACACATACAAAATTTGAACATAGTAGATGAATTTTCTTCTGATAGATACAGCATACGTTATCACATCAAAAATAGATTTACACCAGATCATGGTTGGCTAGGTCCTATTTTTATTTCTGTAGCATACTATAAGGATAGAACGAATGTACAAGAAGACGATTAATTGCAAATCGTGCGAAGTAAAATGCGATGTGATCATTCGTCAATCTAATTTTGATGATGAAGAAATGCCTATTGAGTATTGTCCTATATGCAGCGCGGCAATAGATGACCAACAATTTGAATATGATGATGATATGGAGTTAGAGTGGTGAGAGATGCAATTAGTACAGCATGGGATCGTAAGTTTCTAGCGTTAGCACAACATATTTCTACGTGGTCAAAAGATCCATCAAAGCAGATAGGTGCAGTTGCGGTTGGTAGTAATCGTAATATACTCGCCACAGGATATAACGGGTTTCCGAAAGGTATAATGGATACTGAGGAAAGACTCAATGATCGCGAACAAAAATACGACTTAATTGTACACGCTGAAATGAATTGTATATATAATGCTGTAGAGAATGGAGTTTCATTGAAAGGTTCTCATCTCTATGTGTATGGATTACCTATCTGCCATGAATGTGCGAAAGGCGTAGTACAGGTTGGTATAGGTCGAGTGATCATTGAAGATAAACTATTCGCCGAACAAAGGTGGAATGACAGTTTTGCCAAATCAAAAAGAATCTTCCACGAAGGGAATGTCGTCGTTAACTACTGCAAGTTATGAAAATCCTTGGATACATCTACTAGAAGGTTGGGCCCTCGAAAGTGAGCATGTACAAGATTATTATGGTATGGTATATTTGTTAATTAATAAAGAAACTAAACGCAAATATATTGGTAAGAAGTTTTTCTGGAGTAAGAAGACACTACCTCCTCTCAAAGGTAAGAAACGAAAGAGAAGATCATTAGTCGAGTCAGACTGGAAAAAATACTACGGATCAAATCAACAACTGAAAGATGAACTCGCCAATGGTGCAGAGTTCGAAAGGTATGTTGTACAGTTATGCGAAACAAAAACAGAATGCGCATACTGGGAAATGGATTATCAGATCAGATGCGAAGCATTACTGACTGAAGAATACTACAACGAATTTATTGGCGGAAAGATAAACGGAAAATGGCTGAAGAAGAAAGACACATAGTCGTATTCACACAAGATGGTTGTCCGCCTTGTGAGATGTTAAAAATGTTTGTTCTACAAAAAGGTATCGAATGCGAACTGATTGAAGTTGATACAGACATTTCACGTAAAGTACTACAGCAAATATATCCTAAAATTAAAGATGAAGGGTTTCCATTTGCAGTAGTCAATAATCAATACATTGGTGACTTGATGTTATATTTGGAGAGTGGATTGTAATGTTAGATGTGTGGAGAGTCAAGAAGACTCGTGAAATCGTTTATCCGATGGGTAAGCAAGACAATAATTATACGCTGTGTCTGTTTCGTCACAAGACAAAAACACACAGAGGTAATTACGGTGATGTACGACCAGTACGAACTGACAATTTGATCAAGGATCGTGAGAATGGCTGAGATTTTAGGTGGAGAGTTTCTTCGTAATGAAACAAATCAAAAATCTATGGGTGGTACTGAACAACTGACATTAAAATTGTCAGAGAGGATGGATAAAGATCTACTCAGTGAATTTCAAATTGTTTCTTCTCGTGTCAGAGAATTAGACGAAGATAAGATCAGAATATTCTGGGCCCATGACTTACCAGGCGATCCTGAGTCAGAGTTTCTCAGTACTGATAGTGGTAAATTAAAGTTCCACAAATATGTGTTCGTATCACACTGGCAGATGCAAGGATATATGGCTCGTTATGGTCTCAATCCATCTCAGTGTGTAGTACTACGTAACTTCATTGACCCGATCGAAGATCATGAGAAGGAAGATGATAAGATCAATTTGATCTATCACACCACACCTCATCGGGGTTTAAATATTCTGACACCTGTATTCGATAAACTGTGTGAAAAATATGACAACATCTATCTCGACGTATATTCATCATTTAAGCTATACGGTTGGGATCAACGTGATAACGACTACAAAGATGTGTTTGCTCAGTTAGAAAAGAATGATCGTGTAACAAATCATGGCACACAGCCAAATGATGTAATTCGCGAAGCATTGAAAAAATCACATATCTTTGCTTATCCTACTACATGGCAAGAGACATCGTGTTTATGTTTGATGGAAGCGATGTCTGCTAGTAATATCTGCGTGCATTCTAATTATGGTGGTATTTTCGAGACTGCGTCACACTGGACAAACATGTATCAGTATCATGAGAATCCAAGCTCGCACGCATCAGCTGTTTACAATATGCTAGACATTACTATTGAGAATTTCCAGCCTATGAAGTTGAACACTACACCAACGAAAGTGTATACTGATACCTTTTATAGTTGGAACAATAGAAAGCCAGAGTGGACAGCATTATTAACTTCGATGAAGAATCAAATTACTGAGAGGGCATTGCCGCCAGATCAAGGTCCAATGTTTAGTTATAGTACAGTATAAATAGTACTATGAGCAATGTCATAGAGTTTCCATTAGATCGCAGAATTGAACAGATGGCAATTGCCGATGGTTTTGCCAATTATTCTGTGTCAGAGTCTGCTGAATTAGAAACAGAAGAGTTTCTGAGTGAGCTATTATCTGAGATGCATCAATCTGCATATGATATCTCGAACGAAAATTTCATCTATGACATCTCATTCTTATACGAGACAATGAAATCGCTTGTCTATAAGATGAATGATGTATATCATCCAATTCAAGACTTCTCAAAAAACTTATACAGCGATATGGTATGGCCAGATTCGCCTCAGCTGGAATTTGATTTTTAGGTTTACAAGACCACTTTTATTTGGTAGAATATACCAGTAAATAAGTGGAGTTTAACAGTGATTATTTTAGATTACAACCAAGTAGCCCTCGCCAATCTGATGGTCAGCGGTCCAAAGAATATTCAAGTAAATGAGGATTTGCTACGGCATATGATCCTCAACTCAATTCGCTCAAACAAAGTTAAGTTCGAACAAGAATTCGGCGAGCTAGTCATTGCCTGCGATGCTACGTCTAACTGGCGCAAACAGTTTTTCCCGTACTACAAAGCAAATCGTAAGAAGAATCGTCAAGATTCTGGACTAGATTGGAATGAGATTTTTCGTGTGCTAAACATGGTCCGCGATGAACTCGCCGAGTTCTTCCCTTATCCCACTGTTCGAGTAGAACATGCTGAAGCAGACGATGTTATTGCTACACTCTGTCATGAGCATGGTCGTGAACTCGGCGGTGAACCTATCCTTATCCTCTCAGGTGACAAAGACTTCCAACAATTACAAAAGTATGCGAACGTCAAACAGTTCGATCCAGTACGTAAGCGTTGGATTAAGTGTAATGATCCTGAACTCTTCCTCAAAGAACACATCATCAAAGGCGACACAGGCGATGGTATCCCTAATGTGTTAAGTTCTGATGATACGTTCGTAGCCAATGCACGACAAAAGCCACTACGAGCGAAGCGCATGGATGAATTACTCAAAGAAGTTCCCGAAGATTTACTACATAACTATCATCGTAATCGTATGATGATCGACCTTGATCGTGTACCATCAGAAATCAAGCAAGAAACATTACAGCAAATGTCAGAGCAAGCAAACAAGACTCGAGCAAAGCTGTTCAACTATTTTATTAAATACAAATTGAAAAACTTAACGGATTGCATACAGGAGTTTTAAATGGCAACTAAATTGATCAGCGATATCTTTAAAGAAGTAGAGAAGACAAAAGGCCGTAAAGATAAGATCGCTAAGTTACAACAATATCAAGAAAACAATGCTTTCATGCAAATCTTAGAAGCCGTATGCGATGTGCGTGTCGTCTTTGAATTGCCCGAAGGTGTTCCGCCATTTGAAACACCAGAAGATATGATCGACAATACTGGCGGTCTGTATCAAGAAGTACGTAAGATGTATATCTTTACGAAGAATCAACGAAGCGCACAGATTCATAAGATTAAGCGTGAACGTGTATTCATCGAGATGTTAGAGAGTATTCATCCTGAGGATGCAAAACTCATGCTCGGTGTAAAAGAGAAAAAGCTGCCATATAAAGGTATCACTACAAAGTTGATCGAAGAAGCATTCCCAGGAAGGTTCAAGTATGAGTAAATCGAAGAGAGAAAGTAACTATCGCAAAGAGGAACGCAAGTTTCAGGACGGTGATAGTCGTGAATTTATCCATGAATATCGAGAACATAAAGAAGAAAAATATTTAAAAAATGTGCTCAGATCTAACGATTTGGAAGCCCTGTTGGAAGTCGAAGATTATAAATAAAACATGCCGACATACACATATTTAAATAATGAAACCGGTGAGTACGAAGACCATCTACATAAGATCTCCGAAATGGATGACTTCACTTCCAGGCACCCGCATCTCACTCGTGTTATCACAACGAATAAGACAAGTATTGTTACTGGCGTCAATCAAAGACCTGACGCTGGATTTCGTGATGTTCTTAAATCAATCAAGAAAGCCTCAGGGAGGGGCAACACAATCGAAACTTTTTAACCCGTAAGTATAACAAAAAAAGAGTAGGTTATAAATGGCACTTTCGAAGAGACAGCGTCGTTCGCTGAGAAAAAACGGTATCTTAGACTCGAACGAACACGTACCACAGAGAGGCATGAAACTTCAGCCAATCTTACCGAAAACTTTTGCTCAACAATTGACGTTTGATGCATTCGACTCAGGAGATCACTTACTACTTCATGGGATGGCAGGTACAGGTAAAACCTTTATTTCATTTTACTTGGCACTGTCAGAACTTTTCAATAACCCCGACTGCGAGTACTATGACATTACGGTCGTACGTTCCGCGGTACCAACCAGAGATATCGGCTTCCTTCCGGGTAATGAAGACGAAAAGCTATCAGTATATGAGGAACCTTATCGAGCAATTTGTAACGAGTTGTTTCGACGTGGTGACGCATACGATATCCTGAAAGAGAAAGACCTCGTAAAATTTATGTGTACTTCTTTCGTCAGAGGCTGTACAATGGATAATACTATTGTCATAGTAGACGAAGTGAATAACATGAATTTTCACGAATTAGATTCGCTTATTACACGAATCGGTGACAACGCACGACTCATCTTTTGCGGTGACTTCCGCCAAAGTGATTTGACCAAACAACAGGAGAGACAAGGTCTCTTAGATTTTATGAAGATTATCGACAGACTCAATGGATTCGAACACGTAGAATTCAGATCTAATGATATTGTTAGATCATGTCTGGTGAAGGAGTATATCATTGCAAGAGAAGAGCTCGGACTTTGCGCTTAAATTATTTGAGCCCAAAACCCTAAAACGAATCAACGAGGACGGCAAGCGGCTGTACGTTACTGAAAACGGAGAAAAGTATCCATCAGTAACGTCAGCCCTTGGCGCATTATCGAGGAAGAAGATATGGGAATGGCGAAAACGTGTGGGCGCGGAGACTGCCAACAAGATCTCAACTCAGGCATCGCGCGCAGGTACTGCAGTGCACCAAATTGCCGAGGACTATATTCTGAATCAGATGAAAGAAGACGTGAATCCGATCGCGCTAAACACTTTCAGAACCATCCAGCCTATGCTCGATCAGAACGTGGACGAGATCTACGGGGTCGAACTGCAAATGTATTCGGACGAATTAAAAACGGCAGGTACAGCTGACCTGATTTGTCGTTATGCTGGCAAGAATACGGTTCTAGACTTTAAAACATCTAAGCGTTGGAAATCTAAAGACGAGATTCACTCGTACTTTATGCAAGGTGCTGCGTATGCTACAATGGTCAAAGAACACTATAATATGGACATCGAACGTATCGTGATTTTGATGGCTGTTGGTGGTGGCGAAGGTGCTCTCGTATTCGATGAACCTCTTGAAGATTGGCAACCAATGACACGTAAGTTCTTTGATCTATATCATAAAGGAAAATTGAAGGATTTCTAATGCATAAATCACAATACTTAATTGTACCTGAAGCACTCTCTACAGATCTGTGCGATAGAATTATAGAACGCTGCGATGATTTAGAAATGATGCGAGCTTCTACAGATGGTGGTAAGAAAGAAAAAAATCCATTTGCTCATGTTCGTAATTCGAATGTAGCTTGGATTAACACTGAAAACTTTAAAGAAGGATCTACTGATCACGACTTGATGACAGAGATTTATGACGAAGTTGATACTAACTTCAATATGGCTCGTCAAGAGATGCAATTAGATGACTGGGACATTGATGATAGGCAATCATTTCAGTATACTAACTACAAGAAAGGACAGTACTATGATTGGCATCGAGATTCACGCGAAGAACCTTATGTTGTAGGTGATCAACCTGGTAAAATACGTAAGTTAAGCATTACGATACTACTTAATGATCCTCAAGAATACGAAGGAGGACATTTTCAGCTTGAAACAAATTGGGCAGCTGGTCCTCACGAATCATGGAATCGAATTGTTACATTTGATCCATCAAAATATTGGCTTCAACAAGGTACGATGCTTGTATTCCAATCTCACATGTTTCATCGTGTAATGCCAGTGACCAAAGGATTACGTAAGTCCTTAGTTGGTTGGTATCTTGGGCCGCCTTGGGTTTAATTGTTTAATGGATTATCAAGTATAATCTGAATCTTTTCTTCGAGATCTTTTCTCGTCTGACGTAAATCTGTATCGAGCGTTCTCATACGCTCGTTTACTTTAGACTCAATATTATATACATCATCACGCAGCTCGCGCTGAGTGCTGTTAGTTGTATCATCAATACGTCGAGCAAGAGTCTCGACTTTGTCCATATCCTCAGTGAGTCTGTCATCAGTCAATTCAATCTGCTTCTCTAGCTGATCCATCATATCACTGAGTGTATTCATTGTTTCTAACTGTACTGCTAACTCTTGTTCAATATGAGACAGGTCAGGAGCCACGTACTCCTCGATCTGCGCCTTCATATTACGATAGTCATTGTAAAATTCGAATGCACCCCACGCACCACCGCCAAGGGTTGATAATGCTGTCAACACGACAAACATCTTACCACCCTTAAATGTCATGCCAGCAAATTCAAATTCTGCCATATTTCTTTGCGACCTCTGCTAGTTTCCTACATGTAGTTCTGATGATGATATAACCTTTCTCATCATATATCGTATACACTCTCATAGTATACTCACAAAGCCGGCAATTAATAATCCGCAAAACATAAAGAAGCCGGCTACAGCTATTACATCGATATAAAATGCCTTTTTGCGGGCAGCTGCTTGCGCTGCTTCGATTCTACGTTGACGAATAACTCGTCTTTCTTTCATCATGTCTTCGTAGAATTGTTGTTGACCAGTATAAAGCAAAAATTCATATAGTTCTTTTTCGAGTTGCTTTATCTTATGTCTTGCTGCGGTGACTTGTAGTGCCTGTGCTTCTACACTACTTCCACCAAATAATGATCCCACCATGGATGGGTTTTTAGCGTGTTGATCTGCTTCTGCTAGTGTTTCCTTCGCATCAAAGAATTTTGCAAAAACATCGTACATATCCTGGACCTCTTGGCCCTTCTCAATCGCTCCTTTAATCATATTAAATGCAGAACCAGCCATCGACAACGCGGCGGCTATTTCTACCATATGACTAATCTCCGTTAGCTATTACGTTCCCTGCTGTTGGTGCCTCAAACTGTAAATTCTTTAGCATCTGAATCTCACGTTGCAGTTTGAGTACTTCTAACCGCTTCTTCTCAAGTTCTAACTCATACAGTCTATTACAGTTTAATCTCTTTTTAGGTGCGCCGATAGGAATTGTAATTCTACCGTACACACCGATATCTCTTAAAAACTCATCGCGATTATAATTTAATGTAGGATCATTATTGAACTGATACAATGGATCATTCTGATTCAGAATTCCTACAACACCAAACTCTACGTTCGTTGATGAACCAATTGCTGCTGAACATTCTACATCACCAGCTCGTACTCTATCAGATTGAAAACTCTGAGGAGCATTTGGTATGGCAATGTTAACACCAGTATTTTGTGCATAAACAAAAGAAGGCAGCAACATCAAAATTATCAATAGTTTTTTCATCGTTTTACTTTCGAACATATTCTAGACGAGACCAATGACGCTGTATCTTGACGCTTTACAATCTGTGTTCGTGAACAGACGTATACAACTCTGTCGAGGTCTTCCGCTTTTATGTATATATTTATGACTTTCCTTTCTAAGTAAGCAACATGAGTAGTTCGTTCATACGCAGCCCATGGTATATGCATAAACTCAGCATCATATACGTCGAAAGTAAAGTAGTTGATATCGGCACGAGAGTTCCAAAGAGTCATATCAAACTGATATATCCCTTCGGCCCACGATTGAACAGGTTTTGGATAGGTGGGAGTCCATGAATGGGCCACAGCGGGCCCACTCAGGACTAACAGAAGTGCCATGATATAACGCATGGTTTAGAGTGCTATACAGTTGGCTTCCACGATAGAGGTGTAAGTACCACCAGGAAGTGCTTTGCTATAACCATAATCAGCTTCTGAGCTGACCTTAAACCACGTGCTACCAGCGATTGACAGATCTACTTCTGTCGTATTATCGTATTCGATCTTATCAGTATCATACGCAGACATACCAGCATCTGACACAGCCTCGACTGAAGTGGATCCAGTCCATGTTACTGTATCATTGAGTGCAGGACTCTGAGAGAAAGAGATAGGATGAGAGATAACAGCTTTGTATGCATCGGCGAGTACTACATCGAAGCGTACAACGGGTTCTACACCACCGTCAACTGCATCAGTTGAGAGGATGCTCGCTGAAGGGTTACCATACACACCTTGCTTGTCGATGGTCACTACACACTTTGACTCTACGTTACCAATGATAGGAACGTCGGCAGCCTGTGCGCCGATGGCCATCATAGCAATTGAAGCGGCCAAAATTTTCTTGAACATTAACGTTCTCCTTTATATTGTGATTTGACTAATTTGTCATGAAGCATATCTTGCGCATATTGTAATCTACGTCCCCGATTATTTCTAGGCAACGTAGCATCTTTGAGTTGCACTGTCTCATTGTATACTGTATCGGGCAGTTGATTATAATATATGTTTGAGAACTGATTCAAAGCCATCTGCTGTTGATGCTTCGCAGTGTCTTGTGCATTCTGTAAGGAACGACCGACTATTCCTAATACAGTTTCGAGATCAACCTCTTCATCTTCATTATCTTCTTTTTCAGACATCCTTTGTCTTTCACGTTCATCTTCATCTTCGTCTCTCATAGTCATTTCCCGATCGATCTCATCTTGTACAAATTGGTCATCCAATGGATCGACTGGGTCAACTGATGGTATATCAGGTATTTCTACCTTATATCCCGGACATGATGGATCCGTCTGTGGATCAAAACATGTGTCATACTGATAAGTGTAAACCACTACTGGATCAGTGACTTTACCTTCACCTTCCCATACTATTGAGCCATCTCCCCAATAATCGATAGGAACTCCACCAACACCAACTACCTTATTGATAGAATTGCCTGGTAATCCAGTCCAGTCGTCGGTCTCTCTGAATATGTAACCACCGTCGACTGCGTTTTCATTTTGTACCGTTACAAACAAAGGATCATCAATATCCTTAATTGTAGTGTAACGATACAAGACTGTATTGACTTGCAAACCTGCCTGCTGAGGCAAAAGATTACTCATCACCCAAGCATATCCATTCTGTGCTGCGTTGGTCGTTTGACCAAATACTTGCTCAGAGTAGGAGTAAGAGGGCGAGCAAGCCAGCGACACCGCCGCTAGCCATTGCAGTATCTTTAGTTTGTTCATCCATACCTTCTTCTAATTCGACTTCGTCTGGGCTTGAAGTTACACCTTGTGCTTGCCATGCGGCTTTCGCTTCAGGTCCAATGAGTCCGTCGTAAGGACATGGTGTACCAGCATTCATCATTGCACTAAAGACTCTCTTGTCTTGGCACATCAATGATACTGCCGCTACCTTCATACCCATGTCGTAAAGTGTTTTGGCATTCTTCAGTCGTTCACAGTTTTCATCAGTAAATTGTGTACCTGTAGAAATACCGAGAATTTGTGTTTGTACTGCTCCAGCTACACCAAAAGTACAAAGATCAGAGTTCGATGTATTAATCGTTGGTGTAATCGCCGATGCAGGAGGCGACTTTAGTGTTGTGGTAGTATTACCGTTTGTTGTGACCGTACTTGTAGTTGTCGACTCAGTTCTTATCACGTTAGGATCTACAGCTTCTTCTTGTGCCAATACAGCAGGCAGCCAAGATACTAACAAAATAACACCAATACCGACGCACAAGATTCTGATCAAGCTTGCGTCTAGTTTATGCATTGTTATTTTTACCTATAAAAAATTGTGTACATCAATATAGGCATACTGTAGAATGGGCTCATCCACATGAGTATTTATACAAAGTTAACTCTAGCCTGCTATTTTATTGACAGGCCCTCTACACCTCACGGCTTATACGCAAAAGTTCTAAAAATGTAATTAATATGCAAAAATAGTCTAAAAACTGTCAAAAAAATGGCTAATGAAATCAATAACTTGCATGCGCTTAAAAAGTCCAATGAAATCATAGACTTAGAGATGTACAACCCCATCTCAGCAGGGTATAATGGTTCTTGTCAAATGGAGATATACTTATGAAAGCGATCATTCAGACTCAACACATGGAAAACTACGGCGCCCACGATTGGGACGGTAAGGGCGAGTGCCCGCAGTACTGGAAGCCGAAAGGTGGAAACACCTACATTTTCAACTGCACCATCGAGGAGAACATGGACCCTCAGTGGTGGGCTCGTGTTGAGGCTGCTTGTACTAGCAAGTCTGATTACTTCGAGGAGTATTCGGTTGGCGAGACTGTGGTCGATGATATCGACTTCCGTGTCTCTGACCACACCCCTGACTGGGACGCACCTTATTACGGTACGATCAAGGAAGATCGTATCTCTTTTCACCGCACGACTGAAAACCGGCCGATGTCTGGTATGCGTGCTGAAATCGCTAAGGAGTTCACCGCGTATGACGTGTTGGACAATGGCGAAGAAGTACATCACGGTGTTGCCTTCGAAATGGTAAACGGTGATGTTATTAAATTCTCCGAGCTTCGCGCTTGGTTGGACACCTACGCACCACAGGAGGCAGCGTAATTATGGGTAGAAAGCGAAAGAACGATCCGTTTGCAGTTGAAGAAGTAGAAGCGTTTGATCCTGACTTCAAGCAACCGCAAATGATTATTCAGCTTCGTAAGATCGTCGACTCGATCGGCAATCCGAAGCCACTTCATTGGGTTCGTACTGACAATGGTCGTAATGTATGGGTAGCTCACAAGCATGCCAAGACGATCGTCAACATCTACGATCAACTGACGAGTCAAGAGTCTACCTCTTTCTCATCAGTCGACAATCGTATCGATCCTGCTGTCAATGCTACACGAGCTCGTATCAAGCGTCAGTTCATGCAGAATCTTCAGACGACTGAAGGTTTGCAGGACATTCTCGAGGGTTTGCGGGCATGAGTAAGAGAGAGTTAGCAGCTCGCGAGTTTGGTAATTTTATGGACCATTACTTTGCGTATGATAAAGACAGCAATGGTGTATTTCCTCTAATGCGGAGAGCAAAGTATCGTCCGGACGCAGTCGACACCAATGCGTGGAATGAATTTGAAGCTAGACTTCTCAATCTTATATTAAAGCAAATACCACCGGAGTATCCAACAGAGCTATGAGAATCTTCAAAGAAATTACCGATTGGCCTGAGGTCGAGTATGATGTCAAGAACCACACTTATGCTGTTAACGATGCAGGCAAGTGTGTTGGCTACTGTAAGTCGGGTACCACTGAGTGGATCTTCTTCAGTAAGCCTCGTTTCTTTGACAGAGCTCGCCGTAAGTTTGTACAGCTCAAGTCAGGAAATATTTTTAATTTATTTCACAAAAACTATGTACAATACTAATTTTTTTTGATAGAATGGTATCTGTAAATTGAGTTAAACATCCTGTAGGAGGGATTATATTATGGCACATATGGTTGAAACAATGGCGTACGCAGGTGAAGTTCCTTGGCACGGTCTCGGTGTTAAAGTAGCTGATAACCTGACGCCTCAGGAGATGATGAAGGTTGCTGGTCTCGATTGGTCAGTAGAGCGTCATCCTATTACTACGCTGGTAGATGGTGAAGAGATCACTATTACTGGCAAAAAAGCTTTGGTTCGTTCGTCCGATAACAAAGTGCTCGATGTTGTAGGAGATCAGTGGATCCCAGTCCAAAATGCTGATGCATTCGAGTTCTTTGACGAGTATGTTAAGGCTGGCGGCATGACGATGCACACTGCTGGATCGTTGAAAGATGGCCAGATTGTTTGGGGACTCGCTAAGATTAACGAATCTTTTTCTCTCTTTGGCGGTAAGGATCAGGTAGACTCTTACCTCTTGCTGTCAAATCCACATAATTATGGTCGCGGTGTCGATGTTCGATTCACACCCATTCGGGTCGTTTGCAATAACACCCTGTCAATGTCTCTCGAAGGCAAAGCATCGCTCGGTATTTCTCTGAACCACAAGTCAGAGTTTGACGCAGAGCGTGTCCGCCTTGCCCTCGACGAGGCATCTAAGAAGATGGAAACTTACCATGAAATGGCTGATTTCCTCTCGAAGAAGTACTACAAGCAAGCTGACTTGTTCGAGTACTTCAACCAAGTCTTCCCTGTTACCACCAATCGTGCTGGTACAATGGACTTTGACGAGCTTATGAAGTCATTCCAAGAAGGTAAGAAAGCTGGTTCGCGTAACGCTCGCACTGCGATGGAAATCATTAACACTCAGCCTGGTGCATCACTCGCCGAAGGTACATGGTGGAATGCTTACAACGCAGTGACTTACATGACTAATCACACTCTCGGCAACAGTCAAGATACACGACTGCAGTCAGCTTGGTTCGGTCATAATAAGAACACGAACATCAACGCTTTAGGTATGGCAATTGAATACGCTCAAGCAGCGTAAAGGTTTGGCGCCCGAAAGGGCGTCTTTTTTTCACATATAAATATTATTCCATACGGAGGAGGATTTGTTATGGAATTAATTATTGCAGCACTGGTAGCGGTAGCAATTGCCGCATTTGTTTTTTGGCCTCGCGTTAGCGAAAAGATCGATGATGTACAAGAAGACATTACCGAAGTTCGCGAAGAAGTTGTAGAGGCATTTGAAGAAGTCATTGACGATGTTGAGGATGCAGTGCAAGATGCGTTGGAAAAACTTCCTACTAAAGCGCAACTGATGAAGCTGACCAAAGCAAAGATCGATGAACTGGCCGCAGAGGTTGGTATCACTCTCGATCGACGTCAGACTAAAGAGAAGATGGTTGCTGAACTTCAAAAGCAAGCTAAAAAAGCGAAAAAGTAATATGTCAAAAGTAATCGACGATGCTCCGAAGGAGTTCGGGGCTCAGTCTTTTCTATTCGAAATAGAGAAGTTACGTGAGAAAGATTCGATCGATTATATGGATGCCATTTTACATTATTGCGAAAGAAACGATATTGAGATCGAGGCAGTGGCGCAGTACATTCGAAAGAATCTAGTGCTTAAAGCGAAGATCCAAGAAGAGGCTGAAGAGCTTAATTTTCTACAAAAGACGGCAAGACTACCTATATAATGGAACCATTTGAGGCTTACCAGAAATATCTTGCCCTCAAATTACACTTCGACTCTGAATCCTACGACTACTTTAAGTATCGTGGTAAGACGAATGCGAAGTTTGATAAATTCAATTTGAGGCAAGATCGTTTCTTTTTCCATCGTCTATCAAAGAAGGACGATCTCGAGTTGTACCTAGCCAGTAATCTGTTTGAGAATTCAGATGCATGGGTAGGACAACTCCTTGATCAAGAATGCGTTGATAGATTTACCGCAACCAAAAAACGTCATCAGTCCTTGAAATATTTGTTTCAGCAGGACATGTCACAGTTCAATAGCCTTGACGAGGCTCTTGTTGTAAAGAACGGTGACTATCCGAAAGTACTCAACATGTATAACAGAAAAGAAATCATGCCTGAAACCATGGTTATTCTGAATGCTACGTGTAGGGTATTTTGGTATTGGAAAGAAAACATTTCCGATACTATTATATGGCCGAAAACGATGAACAAGCTGTTGAAGTTTCAACCGTTTGTGAAATTTGATGTGGAAGATTACGTTGAACTCGTTGGGCAGCTATATAAATAGGTTTACTATCATGAAGTTTTATGGTAGGATATACTTGTTATATGATGAATACTGTGAATAAACTGTTAATACATTCGCACATACAAGGAAATACATATGGATTTTGCAACATTAAAATCAAACCGTAAGTCGTCGTTCGACAAGCTTACAGCAGCCGCAGAAAAAGTCAGCGGCAATCAATCACAAAACAATGGCCCTGACGAGCGCTTTTGGAAACCCACAGTCGACACAGCAGGTAATGGTTCCGCCATTATCCGATTCTTGCCTGCACCCTCAGGTGAAGATGTGCCCTTCGTTCGATATTGGGACCATGGCTTCCAAGGTCCTGGTGGTTGGTACATCGAGAAGTCACTGACTTCTATCGGCCTCGACGATCCTGTCGGTGAATACAACTCTAAGTTGTGGAACTCTGGTCTTGAATCAGACAAAGA